ATATTCCTCTTTTACTTCCTCAGACTCAGTTAATATCTTTGTATGAGGTTTAATTAATGTTCCCTTTAGTTTATCAACGTGGGCTAAAGCTAATGACTTACCATATTTAGGTGCTCCACTCCCACCCTTTCTTTTATCGTGTTTTCCTAATGGATCTCTTCCTCTTGCACTACCATCTTTTCCATAGTGAGGGCCTTCTTTAGGTCTACCTGCTCCCGGCTGTCCACCTTCTGGAGCTCCACCCTCATCTTCTAACTCATGACCAGTTCTTCCCATAGCTAAATCACTCGGTGTTCCTTGTGATTCACCAGATTTTGCTGGATCATTTCCTTCCGTTTCTATTTGTCCTCTTCTAAATTTTTGCTTAAAATCGAAAACAATACCTTCATCTTCTTTTTTAATTTCTTCTTCGGTGAATCCAAATATGTTTCTATAAATCCAATCTGTAGAAACTATACCATCTTGTAACATTGAAGATGCAAGTGAAGTTTTACTCGTCCACAACTCAATTTTTTCTTGTTCATATATTGTAGATGGATTTGTTAAACCTAAATCAAAATTAACTAAATCTGCGTCTGTATATCCTTGTACGTATAAATGTACAATAGCAATCTTTGTTAATTCACTAACAATAATTCTTTGTATTCTTTCAATCGTTCTTGCAAATCTAACATCTTCTGCTGCTAAAGTTGCCTTTGAACCAACTTGTTCTTCGTATCCAAGAAACGCCTTTGGAATCTTTAATGCTGCCATCAACTTATTTCTTAGATACTCAATATCTTCAACTGCTTCATAAGTTAATCCAGGTAATGAATCTATTTGTGTTCCACTATCTCCACCACGAACAGGTACAAAGAAATCTTCTGTTATGTTTTGCATATTATATCGTAAATTATAATCACCAGATTCTTTTTCTACTACGGGTGCCTTTTTCATTTTATTGATAATTTGTTGCATATAATTATCAACTTCGTTTGGTGGAATATTACCTATATCAATTTTAAATACTCTCTTTTCTGGAGCTCTCATAATTCTGTGAATCAACATAGCATCTTCCATAAGTGAAAGTTGTTTCCAAGTCTTTCTACCACCTTCAACCATAGCCTTACCATACGGTAAATAATTTGAATCTCCCAATAATCTAAAATGTGCAATTTCGAAATTTTCAAATTCTTGTTGAGTATGAGTTACTTTTGTCTGATTTGGATCTGCTGATTCTAATACAAACTTAACATATTCTGGATTTTCTGGATCAATTCCTTCTAATCTCACTACATCATAGCTTGATAACGGAACTACATTTTTAACTCCATATTTATCATCTATTTCTAAATGTAAAAAGAAATCTCCATACTTACACATATTACGAACCCAAGACCATAAATTAAATTCTACATTCAAAATATCATAAAATAAATTATGTAATATTTGTTTTATTTGATCATTATCACTATTGATTGTTAAAACATCACCATACTCGGATTTCATTGTTGATTCATCTGAATAAACATCCAATGCTGATGATATAATAGAATCACTATCCATTGATTCATAATCTCTAAATAACCCTAACCGCATTGAGCGTACCATTGCGGTATCTGAATATCCAGATAATCCTTTACCCGTTGAAAACAATCGTTGATATCTATCCACCAATTGTTTTTGTGGTAAATATTGTACTTTACTCGTATCTGCTACTTTTAATTTTCTTCCACCAACGTTTCTAACAATAACGTTACCTGAAAATAATCTAAACAGTCGAGCTCTTATTGATGTATCTGCCATACTTTCCTCTAATTAATTAACCATTCCAATGATTCTTTTTCTTTATTTCTATTTCCTACATCCCATTGCCAGGCATCCTGACCAGGGTTTTCATCTGTTACATATATACCAGGATTCATATCAATCCCCGCCAAACTTTTCTTCTGTAATTCTATTCCTTCGGCCCTCAATCTTAATGCTGTTTCTCTTATCCACAATCCAATACCAAATGACATTACTAAGTCATCATTGTATCCTTGCATAGCTTCAGCTTTAGTTCCGTTATATATAAATACGAATAATTCATCAATTAATCTCTGGGAATAAACTTTAACTGATTTTTCTCTAAAAAATTCTTCTAATTTAGAAATAACCAAAGGTCTTGTTTTTGTAGACATTGTAAACCCAGGAATCATTTGTTTTTCTTGTCTATAAAGTTTATTAGACATTTGTTTTTGTGTATCCACATATTGTAAATCTTTACTCATATAAAATAAGTTATCATATTCTCTATCTATTACTTGTTGAATTGCTGCCCACCCAATTGTGGCGTTCTCAATTACCAATAATGCGTTATTATATTCCTTAGATATATTTACAAGTAAGTTACCATAATCCCTTGTAGAAATCTTACCTTTATATTCCGCTACTTGTTTACAATCTTCTACTTCCATAACATGAAATGCCGAGTAGTCGGTCGCATCCCCCCTACTAACATCTGCACTCACAACATAATCTTTTGTATAATTTGGTTGTTCCCATATCCAAACATTATTATCAACTCCACGTTTTTCCATAGGGTCTTTTACCATAGTGGTTCTATATTCTTCTAAAATAACACCATCAACTACAGATTGACCAGAAGTGATAAAGTCACAATCACATTCTTGAGCGGCCATTGAAGGCCCCAATAATTTATCTTGTTCATCTCTCCAAGGTTGTTCTCTATCTGGATGTATAGTCCAATGAAGTTTAATCATATTCCAATTATTAGCACCATCTTCAGCATCTACCCAAGTTCTATGAAACCAATTACCAACACCATTTGGTGTAGAAAGTGCAATACATCTACCACCTAATGCCAATGTTTGAGATGCAGCAGTCCATATTGAATCTATTTTAGGAATAAATGCCGCCTCATCTAACACCAATAAAGATAGTGCCTCTGAACGACCTGCTTCATCTGAACTTGCGATTGCCTTGATTTGAGAACCATTTCTATATCTTAATGATAATTTATTATCTTCCACACAATTGGCCTTTAACCAACTTGGAAGATTTGCGTGCATTACACGAACTTTTGTTACTAAATTTTTAGCAGTATCTTGTTTGGTGGCAATTACTAATATGTTCTTATCTTGATGAAATGTCATCATCCATAATGCATATCCCGCAGTTAATGTACTGATACCTAACTGTCTTGCCTTTAAAATAACATTATATTCATTTTTTAATAAATCTTCAATTGTTCTTTCTTGAAAATCATACAAATTAAATGGTATTTTCCCTTTAAGTGGATGTTGAATTACGCAATACTTTCTTAAAAAATATACAGGAGATTCTGCACATTTTAAAAATTCTCGTTTTATTGCATTTTTTATATTTTTCTTATTATCCATTATTTAAACCAGTTGATACCTTTACCTATATTATATGCCGGTATTCCGACTATTCCTGCTCCATAGACAAAATATAACCATTTATTTTCATACCAAGATGGTTTTACTAATTTTACCTTCTTTTCTAATAACTTAATTTGTTCATCAGATAATTTAATTTGAGATTCATATAAAACTTTTAAAGAATCATCTTCTACTGACTTTCCCTTATAAATATCAAATAAACTGTCCTGATACGAAACTATTTTTGATAAACTTTCTACTTCAAATTGTAACTGTTTTATATTATTAGTTAAACTTATAGCATCCTCTTCGGTCAGAGTCATTTGTCCGAAAAGTGAACCAATTAGGAATAAGTGTATTATCCATTTCATTAGTCAAGATTATTTTAATTATCTATGTAGGACGTGAACTACACCAGTTGAACCAATTACTACTTTCCTTACACCAATTGGATAAAGTGTTTTAGTGGTAATTTGATCCGTATCTAATGTTCCACCACTAGCACAATGTATTACTACATTAGTAGCATTTTCAACAATAAATCCCGCACCAGAATTTGAACCTGTGGCATGAAAGGTAGTACTTGACGCCACCTCTGTTACCTTATTATAATCACCCAGTGCTAAATTGTCTGGTATTGCCATTTTAATCTCCTATTATTTTTTCTTAGCAAATTCTCTTAAAAAATCTTCAGCCTCAGAAATATCTTTTACTTTCTTTGTCTTAGAAGAACCTTTTTTTACTTCTTCTATTTCTTTTTCAAGTTTTTCTGCCTTTGTTTTTAATTTATCACTCTTTTTAGAAACAGATTTAGTGGCAGACTTAATTTGTTTCTTTTTTTTCTTTATATCTTTAATTTTTTTGTCTATCTTTACTATTTTCTTCTTTTTTATCTTAGATAATAGTTGAGATAATCCCAGAAAAAAAGTAAATATCCAAACAGGATTAATTTTTTTAAAGAATTTCCTGATTGAGTCCCTACTCATTAAAGACCACGTTTAATTTTAGCAAAGTATCTAATTAAATCACTTTTATCCAAATTTAACGCCTTAACTATTCTTGCCAGTGCTGCTACTTGTCTTTTTCGATTAAGATTAGCACCTTTAATAGCATCAACTGCTTTATTTAAATATCTTTCGGCTTGAGCGGGAAGTTTATAATCTTCTAAACCTTTACCGTCTTCCGTCATCACTTCCTTAATCTCTGTACGAATTATATTACGCAATTCATCTTGTGTCATAGTAAAATCTCCTAATTATCTATGTTAACATACATATAAATATCAATTAAATTGTTTCTTCTAAGTTTTTTAAATAATCTTCAGCTTCCACTAAAAGTTTTTTCATTTCTTCTCCATCATCTCCACCCCACTTTTCTTCATCTACCGAATAACCATCCGCTCTTACCTGATTCAAAAATGTGACCGCATCTGGAGAATTTTTCCACTCTTCTATGGTTTGTTTTAAATCTTTGATATAAGACCGTTTATTTTCTCTAACTTTTGTTTTTTCATATTCTTCATAAGTACCATTTATTCTCATTTTGGTTTCTTCGTTTACCACACAATCATGACACCTACTTTGTAAATAATAAAATTTAGTATCTAACCGACTTTTCATTATTTTCTTACATTCTGGACAAAACCACGGCATTCTTGCTTCTTTTAATACATCTGCCTTTTCTGAAGAAATTTTTCGTTCTTCTTTCTCTGTTTCAGTAAGTCCTATTTTATCTCCTTGATATCCTACCATTATACGTTTTTCTGGAGACTTACCATCAAGAATTGATTGTAATGCTTCGTTTTGTCTTTGATTTTCTCTACTATATCCCATAATAACCTATACTCCGTATTGCCTTTTATATTTGTAATATGTCGGAATACTTACACCTAATTCATAGATGATTTCTGTTACTGACTTATTACTTTCTAATACTTTTATTAAATCTTCTTTTTTCACTTTCGGGTTTTCCTCATAATATCTTTTGTGAGCCAATCTCTGTTTCTCTCTATACTCATCACTTTTCCAAAGTTCTTTACTAACTTTAGAAACTCCTCTTGAAATTTTTTCTCTTACTTCTTTACTTCTCATTACTTCCTTATGTATCTTTGAGTTTCTTTGTGCTAAACTCATTTTCTTTTTTTGTTCTTTCGTTCTCCTTAAACCCAATGTTGCTTTACCACCTGCAACTGCATCATTAGTTAAACCACCTGGTGAAATATTGTATTCTGGTTTTAATTTACTAATCCAATATTTCTCTCTTTCATCTAATTTATCAATACTATCTACTACTTCTAATGTTTCAACAATAAAGTTTTCACCACCATACTTTTTGATAGCATTACTCAATATAATTCCACTACCTTTATAATAGCGATTATTATTTTGTCTGGTCTGTCCTATGTAGAACTTTCCATTCAATAAATTGGTTGTTTTATATATTCTATAATATCCCATACCTTTATATAAATATATAGGATACAAAAAAATGTATTAAAAGTTCACCAATCCCAAAATCTGGTTAATCGGAGCAAAACTTCCTGTAAACTTATAAGTATTACCTTTATACTTAAATACTATTCCTTCTGATGGAACTATTGAAGATAGTCCACCAATTGCTTCTAATTTTTCAAGTTGGTGTTTTAACGTAGCCAACTTTTTAACATCTTTACCTCGTTTTACCTGTTTTATTGCCGCAATTACATCTCTTCTTATCTTTTGTACCGTACTATC